TCTAAAATCTGTATTCTCCACTAAATCTTTTTGCATCAACTCTACTGTGGTTTGAATTTTGTTTTGAGTCTCAATAATACCAAAATAAGCCCAGGTCCCGATCGCGACCATACAGATCAACGAGGCTACCGTTTTCATCGGCATTTGAACTGCTGCTTCTTCAGATATTTTTAAAGGTTTTGCCATTAGTTATAACTATATCCTGTGTTGCCTTGTTCTAATTTTTCAAATAATTTTTTATGTTGGTCCATGATCTCTTCATCAGAGTCCATCATCCTATCCATTTGATCCTGTAGTTTTTCTACTTTTCTTTCAAGTTTATCTATTTGATTGTTATGCACTGCTTGAAATGTAGACAGTTCAAAAGTTCTAGATAGACTCCAACCTCCTAATGCTATTAGGAGTCCAACTAACATCGTTAAAATTTTTTCCATCATTGTTTTGGTTCCAGTAAAGGTCCTTCCAATTGTTCATCTGTGGGCATTATAAGAGGTTTTCTGGTCCCCATATAATTTCCAGGGTTTTCTTTTATATACTCTTTTTTAAGGTTTTCCCAGTGATTTCCTTTAGGTCTTTCCAGATCTTTTTCTTTAGTAGTAGGTACAATTCCCTTACATTTAGACACTAAAAGATTAAAGTTTTGATTAAGCTGTAGAGTTGGGTTTCTATTTACTTTGTTACACATTTTAAACAATTCTAATTGTTGTTTTAAATTCATGTTTTCCATCTGAAGATCTTTAAATTCTTCTGTGCAAGCATGGCCTAAATACTTTCTAAAAGTTAATCTAAGGTACTCTTCTTCATGAGTACTGCCGTCACTATAATTATAATCAGTGTCTCTTTGTTGAATAGAAACATCTACTTCGCCTGTTCTACACTCTCGATAACCATTGTTAAGATACTCATTACGTGCGTTAGCTATGGTAAAAAGAAAACATGCGCTAATTATTAAGATCGCGATTAATATCCTTAATGTCATAAGAATGCTCCCTTACCGTGTTAGCTAATGTTTGGTATAAGTTTTCAGCCATCGACCATGTCGATTCAGCTGCTGCAAGTCTAGTTCTGAGATCAGATACTTTTTCTTGTTCTACTGCAATATCTCTTTTAAGATTTATAATTTCTTGTTTGTTAGCGTAAATAGTGTCGTTAAGATTAATAACGTATTTAATACCAGTGAACGATCCAAAGATAACAGATGCTACTACGGGTATCATTACAAAATTTGATTTTATTACGTCTACTATTTTCATTAGGCATTAGTCCTGCTTCTTTTTTTTCTTACGCTTTTTCTTTTTCTTTTTATTTGAATCGGGTATAGAATTCCATAATTGTTCATCCATTGCTTTCTCCACTTGTGATACTTTTTCTTTAATAAGGACCATATCTTGTGACAAGGAGAACGTTCGGCTGAGCGTCCAACCTCCAAGTGCGATGAGTATAGCCAACAATGCAGTAATAATCTTATCATTCATAATTTTCGTTTTTACATTCACAATTATCACACACGCATGCTCCGCCTTTATCTAATTCATCTGGAGGTAGGTGCATTGGACTATCACAATGACAATCACACTGACAATTTTTACATTTACCCATCTTTTTTTTCTTCAATTTCGTAGAAAAAGTTATCGGTGTCTTCCGTTCTCCATTTCCGAGTGTCTTCTACATTCCACTCAGAAGTTTGAACTTTCCAGTCAGGAATTTCATCCTTAACTGTAAACGATGGAATATCCCATATTAATCTATTGTTTGGCTGTGCCGCATAATTGCCGTTTTCTAACGCAAGTATGTGTGCNCACTTATGTTCGTGCGGGATCTCCGAATGATCTGTGTCTAGTATATTACTATCTGGGTGAGCAAAATCAACTGTAAAAAGGTACGCACCATGGTACCATTTTTTTATCTTTACCAATGTATTTGCCAGATTGTCCGTCTAAGATATCATAAGAAGTAACAGCAGGGTGGTAACTAAAACAATTCCAAAGCTCCAGCTCGTCAAGTCGCATCCTAGGTATTTCTTTGACATCAAACCCTCTTTGAATAAAGGCTGAAATAGGCAGTCTATAAAATATTGCACCATTTTCCATAATTGCATGAAAAAGTAACGGACGACCAGTAATGGACGAAAGCCCAAATATGATGCAGTCTTCAACTTCGCCATGATGTTTTTTAAGATCATAGAGATACTCTCTCCTGATCTGTGCATACGTCACAGGAATATTTACATTGAGGTAAGCCATAGCGCATTACAAAATTATAGCGCCAATGACAAAACCAATAACAAAACCAATGATGTATTCTCTATAGTATAGAGACCACACCTCCCATTTTACTTTTAATTGTTTCAAAAATTGTTTCATTTTTCCTCCTCTTTTATATTACCCCAGTTTGGTCCGGATTCATAGTCTACTTTGTTAGGCACTTCAAGTGAAACTGCGTCTTCCATTATTTCTTTTATCTTATCTGCATTATCACTAACTGATATATCTAATTCATCATGAACTTGTATATGTGGAATAATTCCTTCTTTGTGTAATTGAATCATTGCTTTCTTTGTCATGTCAGCAGCTGATCCTTGTATTAATCTGTTTAAAGCTTTGTATGTGTAAGCCCGTTTAATCCCTGGTCCGTGTTCCCTGAGCGCTGCATCATGTGGTAATGCTTTATGAATACCAAATTGATTTGGCTCCCACAAATGGAAACGACAAAGACGACCCAGTAATGTTCTAATCTTACCTGAGTCTTGTGCTCTTCTCATTACAGCATCCATCATTTGTTTTACGAATGGAACTTTTTTATGATACTGTTTAAATAGTTCATCTGATTTTTCTTTTGACACACCTAGTTCTGCTTGTAGTTTATTTTTACCCATACCATAGAACAGACCAAGATTTATGGTCTTAGCCTGTCCCCTCGGTATCTCTGCCATGTCTGCCACGATAGTATGGAAATCGGCATTGCCTTTTTTATAGGCTTCCAACACTTCGTCCACGCCATAGAGATTCTGTAAAGCTGCATAATGCACTACCAACCTAGGCTCTTGCTGAGAATAGTCAAAACAACCCCATGTATGGCCCTCCTCAGGTATAAATAATGACCTAATCCGTGGTCCAAGTTCCTTGTTTCTAGCAGGAATCTGCTGAAGATTTGGATTAGAATAACTGAATCTACCCGTCACTGTTCCACCATTATCTGATCTTAATTGGTTTATTTCTGCATGAATTCTTCCTTTGTGATTATGTTTTAATATGGTATCAATAAACGTGGTATGCGCCTTGTTTATTTCACGAGCGCGGGCGATTCTTTTCACCAGTGGGTGGGGGTGATTTTGAAGAAAGTTTTTTGTAAATGATGGAGAATTTGTTTTTTCGGTGCGGTCAAATTGTAGGTGAAGTTTTTCAAAAACTTGCGCTATCGACCTCGCTGCCCATATTTGGGTATCTACTCCAGTTTCTGCTTTTACTAATTTTAAGCATTCTTTTTCTTCTGCTAGTAATTGTTCTTTTAATTGATGAGCTGCTTCAATATCTACTCGTACTCCTAAAAAACGCATATCGATTAGGCAAGGGAAAAGTTCAGTCTCTAATTCAAAAATAGATTGTATATCTTGGTGTAAAATTTCTTTCTTTAGTTCTTGCCAAAGTTCATAAGTAAGCTCAGCATCTTTTTCTGCATAAGCACCTACATACATAGCTGGTAGCATATACATTTCTGCTTTAGGATCTACTCCCCAACTTTTCGCTGCATCATACAAAGCTGATTCATCTTTGCCTTTGCCTATGTATGTTCTGCTACAACTGTTTAAGTCATAACGCATTTGATTTTCATCTACAATTGCGGCAGCAATCATAGTATCAACAATCTTACCATTTATTTTAAGTCCTAAAGATCTAAGCCAACAAACGTCATACATTGCATTATGAAATATTTTGATAGAATCTGTGTTTAAAACTTCTTGAAACCATTTTAAAACTTTGTTTCTATCCATATTACCACCACCTTCATGAGCAATTGGATAATAAGCTGACCATCCTTTAACAGCGACTGCAATACCAGTAACGTCTCCTCTACCAGTGACAGCACCTGATCCCATTTTAACTAAATCAGGATCTTTAGTTTCTAAGTCAATTGCAATCTCATCGTATTTAGATAAATCAGGAAAACTTTCAGGCGGCAACCATTCTGTTTGTGGTTTAAATAAAGGTGGTTGCATCACTTAACAATTCCCCAAGAATTATTTTTTTGTTTTTTTATCTCTTTCACTTCTTCAGGATAGTCTCTATCGATCGCCATGTCAATATAATGTTTTGCTTTTAGTAAATCCTGCTTTTGATTTTTTTGTTTGTGACGACATAAATATTTAATTGCGTTTCCTTCAGCAAAAGGAATATTATTTTTATTTATAAACTCACTAGGTTGAATGACCATATTTTGATAGTGAGTCCCTCCCACTTGCTTTTTATATATATCACTCATAGCTTTCACTTTTTATTAATCGTTTAATATATTCTTCATGTTTTCTTTCTTTAACTTCTGGTCTACGACTATATGCTAAATCCCATGCTCTACCCTTTTCACTTTTTCTCCATTTTTTTCTTGCTCGTTTTCTACTTTCTGCGTAAGGGTGACTCATAATTTATATCCTTTGTATTCTTTTTTGGGCTCTATAATGTGTAAATGTTCCTTGGTCCGTGTTGCACCAACATAGAATAATCTATTCTCGTCGTCAGGATTTTTTTCATAAGACGTTAATGTGTTTTCACTAAGGTCAGTTAATAAAACTACATTTTGTGATTCGCCACCTTTAGCTCCATGTATTGTTGATAATTCTATTCTTGGATCCTCTTTTAATCTTTCTCCATTTCTTCTCATTTTTTTTAAATAGTTTACATCTCTTTTAGCTGCATTGTCAAATGCTTCAAACCAAGTCANTTTAGTTTTTAAACCATATTCTTTTGTAAGTTTATCTATGCCATAATAAGATCCTTTAGTCATACCTTTAAGCATTTTCTTATTAAATTTATCAGAACTCATATAAGCTGAAATTTTTATTAATTGTTCTTGAGTTAATAGTTGACCTTGACGTAAAATGTTCCCAGTCTACAACAGCAGAATAAAGTTCTTTTTCTTTAGTCTTTTTATATTTATTTTTATAATACCAACCATTTTGATAAATGTGGTTTTCTAATTCGTTAAGCATATATTTAGTTCTTGCCAATACTAACCATTCACCTGAGGACATATCTATTTGTTCAAACTCTTCATATCTAGATAAAGACCCTTCATGAACTTTAGGTTTCCATGATTTATCAATTCTATTTTTAATTCTATTGATAATTCCCATAGCTAGATTGTGAACTTTAGCTGGTATTCTATGTGACTGTATCAATGGAAGCATCTGTCCTTCTTGTGCAATAAATGAATCTACATCAGATCCAGCCCATCTAAAGATAGCTTGATCATCATCACCTGCAATAAATGAATCGGTAGTTTTATTCCAAATACTTTTAGCCATATCCCATTGCATTAATGATAAATCTTGTGCTTCATCTACAAACACAACATCAAAATTTGGTGATGCATCTGACTTTATAAAATTTAATATCATGTCATTAAAATCTATTAACGCGTATTCTTTTTTGTATCTTTGTAATTCATTGTATATAATTCTAAGTTTATCTCTTTCTAAATCTTGCGTGTGTTCTCTTCTGTCATACTGTTGTTCTGGTGTTATATTTCTAAGTTGTGCTAATTGTATTATCTGTAGATACTCACTGTCAGATGTAAATATACCATGATCTTCTTGGTGTTCTGCATAAGCTACAGGAAAACCTAATTTTTCACCTAAGTCTTTGTAATGTCTTGGTTGCATAACTTGATCTTTTTTTAATCCTAATTTTTGAAACGCTAATGAATGTAGCGTTCTAAAATAGGGAAGGTCATCTTCAGTATAATTAAATTTTTTCATGGCTCTATCTCTTGCTTCGTGCGCAGCTTTCTGTGTAAATGCAAAATAACCTATCTTGTCAGGATCTGTTTCTTTTAAATAATTATTAACTTTGTTTAACAAAGTTGTAGTCTTACCTGTACCTGGTGGTCCTAATACAAT